TTGATTTTTATTGATGTTATATCATTTACCCCTACTGTCATTACTATAATAGCTTCAACAGTATTAAATTTCACAACTCCACCTACTGGTATTTTTTGAAGATAACTCTGAAGTGATTCTTGTATGTTATTTTTAACATCATTAATTGTAAAATTATCTTCTATAATAAGACCAATAATATTAACATCTATTTTTAATGGTGTAACGGATACAACAGTTACTGTAGCACCTATAGGAGATTTGCCTATTCCTTGTGCATCTTCTGGATCAATATATTCTTTTACATTTTGTACAATAGTATTATCTAACTGCGCCCCATTATCTCCTGCAACTATTACTTTCACACTTCCATTGCCTTGCCAAAGTGATTTCACTTTAACGTATTCAACTCCGGATATTTCCATTGCCCATTTTTCATAATCATATACATTTCCACTACTGCTTTCTTCTCTTTCTTTTGATATGATTCTATCTAACAATTCCTCGCTAGTTTCAGTATCAGTTCCACTAGTAGTTGAAGTTACATTATTCACACTTGTTATTCCGTTAATTTTAATAGGAATTTGAACTATAACATTTGATGGCACATTATATTTAGCTCCTATTTCTATTGCTTTAATATCTAATGAACATTTTCCATCTTTAATTTTACCTTGCGATACCACTTTGTATTTTAGCCCTTCAACTGTCTGTACAATGCTATTTTCATAGATTGTAGCATCATCTAATCCCGTAAATGTTACTTCACCTACTGAAGGCAGACCTATCTTACGTTCTAGTCCGTGTCTAGCTGCATCTTCATCAATAAATTTATCATAATCCGCTGCAGGAACTTCTGGTGCTGGCTCTCCAAATACTAATTTAAGAACTGTATCTAATGCTCCATAATATTTAGCTATTGTTTTGGCTGATGGTGCAATTGCATCATATACAAAATAACCTTCACTTTTAGATATTCCAGAATCAATATTATTTAGCATTTGCGTTTTTAAAGCTTCTTCTGTATTATTTTCATACATCAATTATCACCTCCCCACAATCAGTTACAGCTGTAAATGTAATGTTTAAAATATCATTACTTCTATCAACTTCAAAATTTTTAATACTTAAAATGTGTTCATTTTCTTTTAAACATTCTAATGTTAATCTTTTAGCTTCACTTTCAATGAGACTTTTATTAAATCCTTTTCCTATTATGCTTTCAAATTCTTGCCCATAAGTATCACTATAAATTGGGTATTTAAATTTACTAGTTTTAAGAGCTTTCCATATCCAAATTTTTAATGCTTCTATTCCTTCTACAATTTGAAATTTTCCATCTTTAAGTTTGAAATCATTTTTCTCAAAATCCCAAGCATATTCTTTTGGAGTACTCCCATCAGCTTCTTCTAATGCAAATGATGCAACTACTGTTGTTAAATTTAAATTCGTTTCGGGTAATATATTAGCCATTACATTTCACCACCTTGCAAAGTATTATCCATGTTTGATTGTCTCCTGTAGGTAAAACTGCAAGTTCATCTCCTACTTTGATTGTATCGCTTACTGTTATTTTATTTCCAGAGCAATTAGGGGCTATTGAAACAGCTCTAGAATATCCTGTTAACAAATAATCAGCCATATAAAGGTCATCTTTATATAGCTGCAAATCATTTGTTTGAATTATAATTTCAGGGGGTGGAGATATAACTTTAGCAATGGAAATAGACGGCGTATTACTTTCTGCACCTTTCTTTTTCATTAAATTAAGCATCTTTACATAAGGGTCCATTAGCTATCAACCTCCTGTAAATCCATTTTATTACTTAAGCTTACGGTAAGTTTCATTGTATATTTTCCTGTCCCACATTCCCAGGTATGAGTATCGGCATTAATATATACTGTAGCATCACTTAATATGTCTAAATACCATATCTTAGTTTTAACTGCATATCCTGTTAAACAGCTATAATTACCAATAGCCTCAATTGTTATTTCATCATTAAACCCATATAATTTATTTTGTGCTACTGTATATGCATCTTTATCATCTTCTACTGAATAAGTTGTTTGAAAAACGCCATAACTTTTTATAGCTGCTGAATTTTCTACTTGATCCACGTAATTTCCATTAGAATCAAAAATCTTAACTCTATTCACCATATTCTCCAGTGAATCTTTATAGCTCATATCAATCATATTGTTGTTATATATATCTTTATCACTTGATTGAAGTTTATAGTCGGATACAACTTGACCTTTTTCAATTATGCTCAACTTATCAGATTTCATTATTGGGATATATTGTTTCCCATTTTGTTTGCTTACTTCGCTATAACATTGCATTATTATGTTGTAGTAAGTTTTATCTGGACACACCCTATTAATAGGGATGCCCGTTGCTATAATATCTCCTAGCTGTATATTCACTTCTTCACAAGCTTTACTTACAACACTTTCAGGTGGTATATTTTTAATATTCATACTTGTTGATGAGTTCATAATAAACCTCATGTAATCATAACAAGTGAAGGTTTCCTCCTGGCTTGAACTTCCTAAAGTTCTATCTACTACTTCGCCTCTAAATATTTCTCCGTAATTCTCATCAATAATTTTAATCAATGTCCCTGGTCCTATTTGAACTCTAGGCTGATTTTTATCTAATAATGAATACACCATGCTAAAAGCACATTTTCTTGCTGGTTGATCTACTGAAGCTGATAGCTCAACACTTTTGCATACGGAGGTTATATCTGTTAAAAGCCAACCATCATATAAACTATATATTTTAATCATGAATTTCCACCTAATATGTTGTTTGAATCTGTTAAGCTAAAGCTTGAACCCCACTGGCCTACAACTTTTTCATTTAATTTTAAAACTTTATATTGTTTTAAAGCTAAAGTAAAATATATATCTCCTGTCCCATCTCTTTCACCATATTCAAATGTTTCTATTGAAAATAAATCATTAATATCGGTACCTGTCAGAATTACTCTTATAGGTTTTTTACTTTTTCTGAAAATTTCTATTTGTGCTACACATTCAAAAGGTGCCGGAATATCAGAATATGCACAAAAATAATATTTCCGAGCTGGAAAAAAGCTTTCAAAAGATATTTCTGAAAGCTTTGAATCTCCGAGTATATTAACTTCTCCAACTGATTCAACATTAACTACTGAATTATTATTACCTAATTTAATTGAATAACTAGAAGGGGGCACAGGTAGCTGTAGCCATGTGCTATCTTGATTAAACCAAAATTCTATCATATTAAAATACCTCCTAACACATTCCAAGCTGTGTATTCATTAATTTAGTGGCAAGTGCTGTTGCAATTTTATCTATATCGCTTTCTTCTCTAATTATTATAGAATCTGCAAGTTTTGCTATTGTTATGGCAAAGCCACTTTGTGGGCTACTCTCTTTAGATGTACTTGTATTTTTTAAATCTTTAGGATTACTAGTACCTGATAAATTTTTATTCATATTGGTTTTAATACCAACTGAAAGATCTTTAACTGGATCAGTTACAAAATGTGTATTAACCTTAATTCCAGTTCCCATGCCTTTTAGGAAGTCAGGCATCCAACTTTCATAATCTTTAAGAGGTCCTTGATCTGGTACTGAGAAATGAAGGAATGATTTTATTTTATCTGCTACACCTTTGACTGCATCTTCAATGTAACCAACTGCTCCTTTTATTCCATCTACAATACCCATTATCATATCTTTCCCCCAAGTAAGAGCAGTTTTGGCCATATCCTTAAAGATAGTACCTATAGCTTTTAAAATATCTTTTACAATATCAATTGCTCCATTAAACACTGTTCCTACAGTACTTTTTATAGTGTTCCATGCACCTGACCAATCTCCATTTATCACTTGCATTACAGTTTTAATAACTCCAGTTACTACAGCTAGAACAGTTGAAATTATAGTTTTTATTATATTAAAGGCTATACTTACCACTGTTTTTATTGTTTGTCCATGTGCATCCCAAAAAGATTTTATTGTATTTAAGACTGTACTTATAACAGTTTTAATAGCTGTCATAACTGTTGTAATAGTTTGTTTAATTAATGGCCAATTAGTTATTACAAAGCTTATTAATTTTCCAAAGATTTGAATTGCAAATGTTAATACAGGCTTTAAAACCGAATTCCAAACAGATTGAATACCACTAAATACATTTTGAATTGTAGCTTTAATTTGTGGCATATATGCCTTAACATATTCTATTAAGGATTTAACTATAGTAGTTATTACGTTTATAGTATTTGTTACAGCTGTACCCACTTTAGGTCCAAATAAATTAGTAAACAAGGCCCCTATTCCTTGAGCAGCACTTCCTGTTTTCTTGAATGTATCTATTGCTGATTTAACAGCTCCTGAAATTTTATTAAATACTCCCATGACTATATCTCTTATTCCACCAAAATTTGTAGCAAATGCAACTGCTAATAATGCAACTACTCCAATTACTATTTGAAGAGGTAATGGTAATTTAGTGAAGATTCCAAAAGCACCAGATAAAGATGAAAAACACTTTGAAACCACACCTTTAAATTTTTCAAAACATCCAGCTAAACTCTGTAATGGTCCGGATATAGAAGGAGTTAACGCACCAACTTTTCCCATTGATTGTTTAGCTATATTCAAGACATTAGACACTTTACCTCCAGTTCCAGCTGATTGTGCAGTCTTTGATGCTTTAGAGCTTTCATTTGATTTAGTAATTTTTTGAGCTACTTTGGAAGCCTTTTTTCCTATACCATCAATAGATTTTTTGACCAAATCATTGCCTGTAAAAGCTTTAAACAAATTCGATACAGTACTTTTTACATTTTCAATCTCATCTTTTGCATTTTTAAAATTATTTATCATATCTTTAACCGTTTTCGATGCATTAGATATTGATTTAACTACCTCTTTAGCTTTCTCTCCAATATTTTCAATAGATCTTTCCCCAGTGTTATCTGTAAATGCTTGTATTAAATTAGAAACAGACGTTCTTACATTTCCTACTGCATCTCTTGTATCATTAAAGCTACTTTTAACTTTACCTACTGATTCTGATGCTTTAGATATTGCTTGTACACTTTCTGATGCTTTTGAAGCTATTGGTGATAAACCTTCAATTGCCTTTTGAGCTTTTTGAGCTCCATCAACAACTTTTAATAATGCTGAACTTAGTTCAAACGGCATTAATCATCACCTCCTGAATACAAGGCTTCCATTTGTTTCATTTTATCTTCAATTTCTTGTTCAATAAAAGCACTGATGATAATCTTTTCTCCAAAACCCCTATTAAATATTTCTGCTGGCCACTTATCGTGTAATTTCCAGCAGTGATATAGGAGATTCACAGTTTCATCAGTGCTTATGAGTTTTTTATATCTTCCTTTTTAGATGTAGATTCAACTCCTGATATTTCTGTTACTGTATCTGCTAAAATATCAACTTCACCAGGTAATAATATTTTATTCATAAGTTCCTTTGGAGTTGGTGCTTTAAAATGTTTCATAAGTTCCTCTGATCTAAGCTCTGGAACACCTGCAAGTACTGTTTCTATCTTCGCCTTAGCTGTAGCGAATCCTTGTATATTCCCTTTTTTATCTACTTGTAATACTCTTTCTTGAATTTCATTGTATTTCTCCATAGAAATAGCAGTACATGTAAATGCAATCTCAGTTTTTCCAAGTTTCGCAAGTTTAAGTTTCACCTCTTTTGATGGTAACTCAATTTTACCCGCATCTATTTTTAATAATTGTTCAACTAAATTCATAATCTTCATCTCCACTTCTTAAAATTTAGAAAACCCCCATGTTCTTAAACAAAAGGGTTTTCTAATTACTATTTTTACTTTTGGTATCTATATAAATATCCATAACTAGAAATCAATGATACTCTTTTGTGCAGTGTTACATCTGTCTCTTATACACATCTCCGAGCCCACGAGACTAGGCATGA